CCACAAACACAAACGGCGCCGGGGTTACCAGCGCCGTAAGCGTGAACAGTCGAGAGGATCACATAGGCGCGTCGTCTGTCAGATCAGCGAAGCCGCCGTCGTTGCCTTGGCGCTCGTCGCCGAAGTTGACAAGCTCAAGGTCTTCATCGATCTTGTCGGCGTCTGGGAACTGCTCACGAAAGGCGGTCTCCATGCTGGTGAGGAGCCGCACCAACGCGGCGCGGCGGATCTCAAGCTCATCACGGGGGGCGCCACGCACGGTCATTCCATCGTCAATGCGAGAGATCATCCCCTCTACGCGGGCCATTTCCCGGCGAAGGTCCGCGCCCACGGGGGGCAAGACGATCCCGGCCTTGAGCACGCGCTTGAAGAGGCCGTCAAGCCACATCGGGTCCACCTTGCGAATGATCCGGCCCAGGCGATCGGTATGGTATGTCTCATGCGCCAGCGCGAAGTGAGAGACGATCTTCGCCTTGCCCCCGTTGATGATCTTGACGGGGTACTCAAGCATGAAGCTGGCATAGGCGCCCAGGCTCTTGTCACCGGCCTTGAGCGCGCGAACCCCCCGCGTCTTGAGAGCGGCGGCCTCCATGACGGTCCCGATCTGGCTACGGTCTTCACCGTCCGCGTGTAGGCCGATCTGCACTTGAGGGCACGTCATCCGGGGCTGCCACTGTCCAACGCGGGAGTTGAACCGCCACTTGCCGGAAAAGAGGAGCATGAACGGGCTGGTACGCAGGCCCACAACGACACTCTTAGGGAGGGCCTGGAGCTGAGTAATCTTGCGGACGGTAGGCATGAACTGAGACACGGTGAACTCTCCGAAGGTTGGGGCTTGCTCTTACATTGCTACCCGCCCCCAGGATCGGCGGCGGGTAGGGGTCTAAGAGCTAACCCGGATCAGGCGCCAGTCGCGGTCTGAATGCGGACCACGGCGGAGTCCTCGCCCAAGGACACGGCGGGCATGTAGTTGCCGGTGTACTTGGTGAGCCCGTTGGCCTCGTCATAGGTCACGACGACGCCGAAGACGCCCAAGTCGAGCACGGTGTTACCCGCCTCCACAGCCCCGGCGAGGTAGGGGCCGATCGGGGCCTCGCAGTAGTTGATCCCGTTGCGCCCGAGCATGAAGTTTTGCGCCACGGCCCCGGCGTCGCTGGTGTCAACGCGATCGGTGACGTAGATCCCCACGTTGCGCCAAGAGCCCCGATAGGTGCCCCCGGACGCGCTGAGTTGCTGCTCGGTGGCGGGGTTGAACACGGCGGACCCCATCTCCCCGCGCAAGCTCTCTTGGAACTCCCCGTAAGCCTTCGGGGTGAGAACCATGTTGTAGGGGGCGGGCGTCGTCGCCTCGTCAAGCGCGGTCATGGCTTGGTGGAACAGGTCAACGGTCATCGGACCCGTACCGTCGCCCACCTCTTCGGTGGCGGCCACGGCGGCGGCGCAGGCCATGTTGGTGATCGTCTTGCCCGTGGCCTTGAACATCAAGTCCACGAAAAGCGCGGGGGTCGGCCCGGCGGCCCCGGCGGAACCCTTGAGCAGATCGCTCATCTGCATCGGAAGCAGGCGCCGCGCCGGGGTGAGGGCGAAGTTGCCCCAATCGGGATCGGCGTTGCCCACCCCGCCGCTGATCTCGGAAGACGCGGCGGTGTACTCGTGGTCATCGTCGAAGGTGCCGATCCGCATCGACGATGCGCCCATGTTGGGGGCGTAGACGCGCTGGGTGAGCGCGGCGCGGAGGTCGTCGGGGCGGGAGTTGCGCGCCTCGTACTCGGTGACTACGAACGTCGCGAAGGCGCCATCGGAGATCATTGAAGCGACGGTGATTTCGTTGGCCATGTTGGTTGCACTCTTGCCCCGTGGGGCGTTCTGTCTGTCTTTCGATGGTGGCGCCTGAATCTCTCAGGTGGTGTACGCCGGGGAGGTGAGTCAGCGGTTGCGGTACTTGGCGGCGAGTTGGGCGGCGATGGCGTCCTTGTGCTTCGCCCATTCCACCGGATTCTTGCCAAGCTCTCGGATCTGTTCAGGGGTGTACTCTCCTGCGATGATCGGAGGGGTCGTCGAGGCGCCAGGGTTGACTGTACCAGCGCCCGGCTTCGGGGCTGGAGCAGGCTTGGGGGCCTTCGGGTCGGCGGGGGCCTTCGCCACCATGAACCGGAACACACCCTTTCCAGCGGCGCGCTGAGCGGTGAACCAGTCGCCGAAGTCATCGGCACCCGCCGCCTTGAACTTCGCCAGAATGTCAGCGCGAAGCTCTGGATCCTCAAGATCGGGGATCTCGCTCTTGTGCTCGGCGAACACGGCGCGGGCAGAGACGGCGATCAGTTGGTCTTGGAGCTTGGTGAGGCGGTCGTCACCCGTCGGCGCAGGCACGGGTGCGCCCGGCGCCGGAGCAGGCGCAGGCACAGGTGGCGTAGGAGCAGGCGCAGGCGGCGCAGGCGGCGCAGGTGCGGGGGCTGGGGCCGGAGCAGGCACAGGGGCTGGAGAGGGCGGCGTGGGGGTCGGGTCTGCGTCAGGGGGCATGGTAACTGTTCTCCGAAGTAGATCGTTTGTAGATGAAGGTCCGGTCAGCCTTCGACTGACAGATCATCCTCTAACATCATTCGTTCAGTAGCCGCCATTTCCGATTGCTCACGATAGGCGGGCTCCAGAAACGCAAGCATGAGATTGGCGCCTGCGAGATCGGTAGCAGCACGATCACGGCGATCGGTGGCGTACTCAATCGCCTTCTTAGCGGCCATGATATCGTTCTCAGCGGCCATGATTTCACGTCGCGCTTGGATGCGCATTGTGTCGGCGCATAAATAGGCGGCGTTGATGGGGGTGCTCATGGTAACTGTTCTCCGAGTTGAGACTAAGCTCTAACATGAACTAATCTGTGCGTCAAGCCAACGGCTCTAATTCATTGTAGACGATCTGCCATTCGTCTGGATTCTCAGGGTAGACGCGCTCACCTTGACTGGCATTGAACAGAGACGCGGCCTTGCTCAGAAGCTCTTGATCGCCCATGCGTTGTGTAAGCTCACGAGCGAGACGCACCCGGCGCAGACCCTCTTTGCTGATCACGCGGGCGGCACCCGACGACGCGGCGCCGACGTTCATGTCTGCGGGGGTGAGCCCGGCGAAGCTCGACAAGGCGGCCTCTTGCATGTCCAGGGCGGTACACGCCTTCACCGCGTCAAAGGTCACCTCTAACTGTTCGACCGATCCAGTTTGACTGTTTGTCCCCTCAAACTCGGCCATTGACAACGGAGACAGAACAACGCGGCCCCCGATGTCTTTGTCTGCGCGAACGCCTGACAGGCGCGCGTTCATCGTGTACCTGAACGGGAAAGCGAGATCCCGCTGGCCTTGGTTGGAACACGTCGCCTTCATGGCGATACCCAACGTCCCCTCTACCAGCTCCTCACCGTCAAGCGGGTTGAACAGTTGGCCGTTAACTCGCAAGTGATACAGAACATAGGGGAGGATCGGGCGCCCGATCTCTTCGCCGTCCACGGGCAACGCGCGCCAAGGGTAGTCACCGGGCGCCAGCGCCGGGTAGTAAAGCGCCGTGGCGTCTTCTTCGGCGTCGCCGTTCACCTCAATCACCTTGAAGACCGGGGCGTCAGGGTCGCGCACGTCGAACACTTCATAGGCCCAGCCTACGCGCCCGGCGCGGCGAAGCAGGCGAAGCTCACGCAGCGCCACGGGGAGATCGGGCTCGTATTCATCCCCTACCACCTCACGCAGATAGTCAGGGGTGACCACACGGTAGGCAAGCCGACCATTGGGGAGCACGTCAACACGAACGGCGCATTCGTTCAGGCCGATCACCATGTTCAATAGCTGAGGCCAGAGGGCTTTCAGACGCCCGGTCAACAACGGAGACAGATCCGGCGAGGGCGGTACAGTCGAAACAGTCGGGGCCACGTCGTAGAGCGTGGCGAGCTGCCCGGTGAGATTCTTGAGGGGGTTGCGCTCGATTGTCACCGGAGGGAGCACGTCAAGGGCCTCACGAGCGTAGTGCTTCGCGGTGTAGTCGCGGGCGTCGTCTTTCCAGTTGCCCGTTAGGATCCGGTGACGACGGGCGGTGATCATAACGCGGCCAACGTCGGCGGCGGACGGTTGGGGCGGGAGTTTGTTCGTGCTCACTGTTAGCCTCGCATTACTTGAGGATTAGTCGCGGCCCATTGGTCCGCGAAGTGATGAGATCGAAGACGCCATAACGTAGCGCGTCTATGGCGTCTTTGTGCTTCTCTTTACCCTGAACGTAGTGATTGAGCCCCTCAAGGGTGAGGATGCACGTCGGGTCAACGGTTAGCCCGTCGCGAAGCGCCAGAGAGTTGATAATGGCTTCGGCGTCTTCACGAGCGCCCGGCCTCTTGTTCGGCGATTCAATGCCATTGTAGATCCCGAGCTTGCGAAGCTCAAATTCGATCTCTTCATTGTATCGTGTGGATTTGCCCAGGCCCGAAGAGTTGCTATCCCCTACGATTCTGAAATCGCCGCCCAGGAGCACGTCTAAATGGATCACGTTCTGATCACACACGTCAACGATCATGGCCTTGATAGCGGCGGCGATCTCCCGAGCGCCCATCAGACCGGCGCCGCTCTTGAACTCACGAGCAACGTGAACAGTCTTACATGCGCCGTTCTCGGTTCGGATTGCACACAGAACGCCTACCTCTCTGTTCTCACCTTGCCCGTGGTCAAGGCCCAGGCGCCACTTGAGAGTCGGAGAGGAGAGGCCCCTGCTGAGATCCCTACCCTTGACGTGTTTGTCAAAGTCGAATCCGGCGAAGAATCGACCCTCGGTTACCCCCTCCCAATCGCCATTGATGCGCTGGCCGTATTGACCGGGCGTCTTGATCCATTGATCGATCCAGTCTTTGATCGTCTCTTCACTGTACCACGGGCAAGACAGACGATTGAACTTGACTACATACTGTTCCCAATCTGTGTTTTCTCCCTCTACGATCTTCTTAAACCACTGTAGCGGATACCCAGCCGGAGTACACGTTACAAGCATCCATCCACCATTGTCGAGCAGACGGCCACGATTCTCAAAGAACAGGTCTTCGGGCGGCGGTTCGTCAAGCCACACCCCGTCGAGGGCGCTACCCGCGTGCGACGATTGCCCCTGATCATAGCTGCGCATCTCAATCTCAGCGCCGTTTCTGAGCCTGATCAGTTGGTTGGACCACCCGCGCGTAGGACTGTATCGACTGTCAGGGGTGAGGGCTGACATTGGCATGAACTGGTAAATCAGCTTCCCAATGACGCGGGCTACCTGCCCGAACGTCACCCCAACGGCGCGGTATCGAGCGCCGGGGTGAGTCAAGGCGAGGGCTACCAGCTTGGCGGCGGCGTGCCTGCTCTTGCCTACACGGCCACCAGCGCGGACGAGAATCCGCTTACACGGGCTAAGCATCCAGGGGATATGACCGGGCGACGGCTTGAACGTAGCCAAAGCACCGCCAGCGGCCCGCGCCGTAGCCTCAGACTTGCCCGCGAACATGCCAGCTACACGGCCCTTCGCTTCGCTCCATTGCTCAGGGGTGTACTTAGAACAGACGAGTAGCCGTTCACGAACAATCGAATCAATGCTACCGGGCCACGGGGGAGACATTACCAGTCCTCAACGATTTTGCAGTCTTCTTCGGTAGCACCCGGTACAGTCATCATCCCGTGAATCTGTGCGGCCCT